TATCAGCGGGAAGGCGCGTCTTTGTTCATGGGGCAAGCTATGGGCAGGGGCATTCAAGTAAAATTACAATGTAATACTGCCTTGTTGAAGGGTCGCAAGTATGGTTATGAGGGAGGTCAAATGATATTCAGACAGGATTTGGAGCACATACTGGCCAAGATTGCCGGCGACAAACGAGATGCGACAGCCAGGCTGCAGCATTTAGAAGGTCAAAGGGTTCATGCTCTGGGGTCTGATATGGACACCAATGAATTAGATGTGAAAATAAAAGCTGCTCGGGATGAGACGTTGATGTTTTCTGCTTCTGAGCAAACCATGATTTATCTTATTCGAGAGATAGACTTGGAAGAGCCCGAGTTTGCACTGGAAAATCCGTTGGAAGTTATCCAGGTTGAGCCGGCGGTGGGCGTGGTTGAGTAATGACTACAGTATTGACTTTGTTCGATCGCAATCGCACGTTATCTATTGAAACTCGCAGCATTGTATTTGCACTCGGTGAGCGATCAGGAACTCTACATTTAGGAGCGGCTATGACAGATAGACAAGTACAGGAACGGGACATTTCACAGGGCATAGAAGAGGAAGTTGTCTATTCCTTTTCTACTACTCCATGGGGATCGTCCCCAACATCCATTACAGCCAAAGTTTTTGATGTGACCAATGAGGATCGCACAGATGTAACTGCCACTGTCATGCCTCTTGGAGCAGCCAGTGCTGTTGGTGATGTTATTTCGTTACCAGTTTTGAAGCTATTGACGGACTTGCACATCTATCGGGTGGAAGTAAAATTCACTGCTGGTGGAAATGTATTAGAGCCGTTCTTCTTTGTGCGGGCAGAGCAGTAGGAGATTGATATGCCACTAAAGCCTGGATCGTCTCAGAGTGCCATATCCAAAAACATTTCTGAGCTCATCAAGAAGGGCTACAGCAGGGAGCAGGCAATTGCCATAGCCATGAGTAATGCCAAGAAAAAGAAGAAGCCTAAATGAGTTTACCAGATCGCGCCAAGGTGAAGCTGCCAGATATAAATGGAGACAACCCTCCATTTTCTATTTCATTTACCGATTGGGTAGAGAAGCATGGCTTCCTGGTGCGTGATGCCTGGGACATAAAAACAGGGAAGTGGCAGACATCTGGCTGGATGCAATTGCTCCCACTGCAGCATCGTCTCTTTGATTTTTCATTGCGCATGAATGGTGAAAATCAATTCAACTATTCCACTGTCCTGTATTCAACCATCAAAAAATCGGGAAAAACTACGAATGCGGCTGCCATCGGTAGCTGGTATGCTGAGGTAGCCCCGCCCGGGTCAGAGATCTACGTCATTGCCAATGATCTGGAAAGTGCTGAGGGTCGGGTGATGGCAGACATGAAGTATCACGCTTTGCAGCGTGGTTACAGGGTCAAGCAATATGAGATCCATCTTCCGAATGGAACTTTTGTCAAGGCTTTGGCTCAAAACTACAAATCGGTCGCGGGCAGTCGACACGCCTTGACGTTGTTTGATGAGCTCTGGGGTGTGACGACTGAGCTAACCCGCCGTACCTATGAAGAGATGACCCCCATCTCCACTATTCCTCACTCGTTGCGCTTTATTGCTACTTACGCCGGCTTCATCAATGAATCTGACTTGCTCTGGGATCTGTATGTCAATGGAGTGGGTAAGGATGAGCATGAGGATGGCAGAGGACGCCCAATCAATGAAATGATAGATCTTCCCGTGTGGGAGAATGGGCGTCAGCTTACATATTGGAACCATGAACCAGTGTTCCCCTGGCAAACTGATACTTATTACTCAGAGCAGCGCGAAAGCCTACGCCCTGCAGCCTATTTACGCCTGCACGAGAACCGATGGGTTACTACTCACGAGGAATTTGTGCCACAGGAATGGTGGGCATACGCTGAGAACCAGATGGAGGGCTCGGCAGAGCTATGGAAAGATCATCCATATTCCAAGTTCCCTGTATACATAGCGGTGGATGCGGCTCCAAAGCGTGATAGCACAGCCGTTTCTGGGGTGACTTATGATCCAGCCAATGGAACAGTGATCGAGTTATTCCACAAAATTTGGACNCCGGCCAACAATGTGCAGTTGGATCTGGATGAAACCGTGAGCAATTATTTGAGATTGATGGTCAAGGCTTTCAATGTAGCTGTAATTGGTTACGACCCTGCCCATCTTTACCAGCTTATGCTAAACTTATCCAAGGATCATTTGCCAGTCAAGGAATTTGTTCAGTCTGTATCCAACATGACCAAGGCCAGCCAGAATTTATTTGACTTATTGAAGTTCAGGCGCTTCCGCACCTACAAAGATGAGGAAGCTCGTATTCACATTCAAAACACGGTGGCGCAAGCGGAGAGCAACGGCATCCGCATCGTCAAGCATCCTGGATCTTTTCGCAAGAAGCCGGTGGATTACGCGGTGGCGTTGGCAATGGCTGCTTATCTGGCTGTGAGCAGTGGTGGCATCGATGTAACCCAACCATTAGTGGTTGTATCTCCATTCTCGGATCTAACCGCATGGAAAAACCCAAGTGATATGGTTGAATTGCCCTGGCAATTCAGGAACAATTAGGAGCTATTATGGGCGACATGATTGCAAACGATGGTTTACAGGACGTGCTCTTCAACAAGGGCATGGCCGAGGAACACTCCGATGGATGGCATAAGAACATCAAAGCATGGCGGGATCTGTATGATCTAAAGCATTACGCCATAGCGCCCAACCCGGGTGAAACGCATTTTCCTGATCCCACGCTGACCAACACAGTAGATTTGGCGGTTGCGATTATGTTGGCCAACCCTGTTACCTGGAGAGCCACCCCATGGAAACCCACGGCTAATGCTATGAAGCAAGCCAGCCAGGTGGAGAAGTTCTTGATTGGCGTGTTCGAGGCCAACTCTGCCAGGAACGAATACGACATCTTCTATGAGGTCATTACCAATTTTGTGCGGGATGGTGGCGCAATCTTCTACACGTATTGGGATACAGACATTGCGGAGTCCAGCAAAACAACGGAGTCCGTGATGGATTCCAATGAGTCTGTGGTGGATAGCACGGTGTTTGGTGAGTGTCCGTTACGCATTCAAGTCATCGATCCTCTTGCTATGTACTTCTTGCCCGGCGGCAAAGATCGTTGGATGGTAGCCATTCGAGAGGAAACGCAGACCTTGTATGACATCAAGTCCAGGTTTGGTGTCATACCAGAATCGTTTTCACATCTTGGTAATGACAACAGCACATTAGCTTCTACCAAGGTGGTGCTCACAGATTATTGGGATGTGGCCGTTGTAGCGGGAGAAGATGGAACCAAGCAATCTGTTGTTCGTAATGCGGTCTTAGTGGACTCTGCATATATTCCTGGATTTGAGCTAAAGGTGATGCCGAAGTACAAATCCCTACCCTACACCATCGGCCTCTACAAACCAACCGATCGGCAGAATACTTCCAAGTGGGATGGCATTTTGACGCCACTGATTGGATCTGTGAAGCAGCTTGAGACCAGCATCAATCGCCGTCAGCGGCAGATTGACATCTTCTCTTCCATGCCATTCGTATCCAAAACAGCCAACGGTCGCTCTGTGCAGGTAGATCCCGGGCTGGGAAAAGTTGTTGCGCTGTCGTCTGGTGAGGACTTTGGTTTCCCAACCTGGCCAGGCAATCCACCGGATGTGGAACGGCAGATCGATTTCTTCCGGTCACGAGTGCAACAGTCTGGCTTCTCTGATGTATTCTTTGGATCTGGTGCTAATGCTGTATCTGGTTACGCTTTATCCCAGCTTGGAGATCAAAACCGCATTCGGTTTGAGCAGCCGGTCACGCATTTGGAAAGGATGTACATGCTGCTGGCAAAGAAGATCGCAGAGATTGTGATCAGTCATGCCGGCAAGGGATCGTACATTCGCATGTTTGGGCGCATGAAAGGTGAACCATTTGCTGGATCGGTTTGCGTGGATTACTTGGAAGGCCAGTACATTCTGTGTGAGATCGTACCTGAATTCCCGAATGAGAAGGTGCGCAATCATGCTATGGCTACCCAGGTCAAGGGCATCCTCTCTGATCACCGCATCATGGAGCAGTATTTGAAGGTGCAGCAGCCTGATGAAGAGTTTGATGTGCGCATGAATGAGATGGCTCAAAACCATCCTGTAGTAATCAACTACCACATGATGCGCAAGCTGAAGCAAGCGGCTGACGCTGGTGATGAGGTGGCCGCTATGACTTTACAGGCCATGCAAAATGGCGGATTATCCGGTCAGCCGGGGCGACCAAAGGAACCTAATAACGCTCTTCAGGGTCAAGGAATTCCACAGGGGCAAGAGCCCATGGGTGGAGAGCCGGATCAAACCAGTGAACAATTAGCAAGCTCTGCTCCCAATATGGAGGGTGGTGTGTATGGCACGGAATTCTAGCTTCGACAAGTCTTGGGAGCGCATGGGCAAATCGGTGGATTTGGCATTTGACCAATCCGCAAAGCGTTACGGACTAACGACTGATCCTGCTGTACTGCAGTATTCCAACCTATCACAGGACGATTTTGTTGATCTTATCAAGGACTTTGGTGAAACAGATGTGCTACAATACATTCAGGAATTGGAACGCAAGAGATTACTAGGAGAGTGAAGTATGCCTACAAAAAGATACCAACCACGGGGCGATTTTAGTACGGCATTGAAAAAACTAACCAAGGCCCCGCCGCCGCCCAAGGACAAGACCCCAGAGGCTCAAAGGAAGCCGGTATTCAAGCCGCCTTTGCTTTACGTACCGCCCGGAACGAATGATATTTGGGTAGGTTCTACTCCTGTCATGCCGGGTCAAGAATTAGAGCAGTATTACAACATGCTAACGGGCGGCCAATACTACAATCCATCCTCAAATCAAGCCGCTGGATCGACAGGTGGGGGGACGGCCTCTCCAGTTGAGGCATCTCCTACTCCTATTACATGGTCGGAGAAGTATCAGCTTCCGGGGTCTCCTGAATTCTGGAAGGGCATGATGCCCAGCCAGTGGACGCCGGAGACTGAGTTTGCGGCCATGGCCAATGCACTTATTCCGTACCTGTCTCCTGAAGATCAGCGTTCCATGAGCTCCAATCTATCCAGGCTATTCCCGGATGCATTTGGAAATTACTCACCAGAGAAAACCCAATACCCCGAGCCGCAGGCTCCTGGCATCCTGCCCTCCACGAGCACTTACTTCCAATCAGCGCAGCGGGCCAGCGATATTTTGAGTGCATTGGATAAAGTCAAAGAGGTATCCGGCCAGGAAGAAAGCAAGTTCGGCCCGGGCTATCAATACCTGCGCCACGTTGCTTCTACCATGAAAGACTTTGGTGCTGCTCCTGGATCTCAGAATATGTCACGCCGGCAGATGGTGAATTTGTTCGGGGCGTTGGATCCTCTCTTAGCAGAGAGCAAAGGGCAACAGCTTGGTGCTTATGAGGGCATTGCCAAGTCTGTTACGCAACCTTTTTTCACCGCCGCGCAGCTATTGAACGTTGGTAAGGACGAGTCTGGCAACTGGATGTTTGGTAAATCAAATAAAAGCTGGTTCTAAGAGGTAATTCATGGCACAAAAATTCTGGGAACAACCCGGGTTCAAGCAGTACCTTGATAACCGGCGGCAAGTCCGGTCACAAAATCAGGCAAGATCAACGGCAGTCAAAGCGGCAAATTCCAATACATTCAAGGGTTCTACTCCATGGACGGTGCCAAATTTCCTAGGCAGCCTGAACATGCGCACTCCGTTTGTGGCCCTAAAGAAAGAGGCACAGCTTCGCACGGAGATGGCTGAACGGTTGCGAAAGAGCAGTTCCCCTGCTGTTCGCCAAATGCCCGATCGCGCAACTGGTCGTCCGGCGTCTGATCCAAATTACTATACTCAACAGCTCCGTCCTCCCCATGCGGAAGGCACAGTTACTCCGGGTGGGGCACGCCGAGTGGTTCCTCCTGCTGCTCAGCCGCGCCCCATACCCCGGTACAAAGTTACACCAGATACCAAAGAGGGCCAGGAAGTTTATGCTGCCTACGATGTCAATCAGAAATTGACTTATCTGACATCCAGGCCGACTGATGTAAAAGTATATAACTACAATGGTTATCCAATATTTGTTGAAAAGGATGACAGTGGCAATTGGAAATTAGATCCAGAAATTGAAGCCATGGGTGTGAAGTTTGAGCAGTTGGTGCCGGCGGTTTACTCACCGGATCTACCCGAGGAATTGAATTACACCAAGACAGTGGATGAGCTATTGAAGCCAATGTCTGTTGACGGAATGATCAAACCAGAGCAGCCATTATTTTATGATCCTATTCTGCATCAGATTACCTCACGGCCAACTCAGCATCAATTGTTTTGGTCGAGGGATAACGATGGATTCACCAGTGAACGTTCCAATGTGTGGCGGGACGGTCTTGTACATACAAATCATCCTGCAGTTTATGACGATCGCACCGCAAAGTTTCTGCAGGAAATGATCACGGGTCGTGCGGAAGGATATGACGGCGACAAAACCCTGACAAGTATGGGTTCTCCGACCACGGGGGATCAAATCAAGTCGGGGAGTGGTCAGGTTTCTATCGATCAGATCAAGGCCCAGGGCACTCTGGATTACACGTTGGAAATGCCAGAGATTGAATCTATCAATGTCAGCCGAGAGGGAGAGACAGCCGAGATTTTAGCTACTACTCAACAAACCGCCGGGCTCAATCTTCCATTCGGAATACAAAACGCGTTGTTGAATTCGCCCCTCATCCGTACGTTGGTAGGCGGTGTGGCTGGGTTGGTCAGTAAACCACTGCAAGACAGGGCCAT